GGCCCGCGAGAGCGTGCACAGCTTCTCACGCGTGTCGTCTCCGTTCGTCTAGGCGTTCCACGACGGTCACGGCGTCACGGAGATCCTGCAGCGACCATTCTNGGGACTGAACANCAACGAGCATCCAGTGCACCACCGAGTGAAAGATCGGGTCATTCTGATATCGCCGTTCCACGTCGGTGAGNGGCTCCCCTTTGNGCTGATGCACGGGTGCGTCTTCCCGTTGTCGGCACTGGTCATGGCCCATGAACTGCAGACAGACGCCGTACCGATTCGGNGTGAACACGTGGNAGTATCGCGGGTCACTCATCGGGCGGTCTCCTGGATCACGCGCACCGGGTCTGTTGGGCGCGTGGCTTCGGAATCATCCGGCACATACTGTTCCAGCGGCACAATTTCCCACCAGGCAAACCGCTGGAAGAAGAGATCGAAGCGTCGGAGCGTGACGTACGTCTGCGTGCGCAGCCAGGCCAGCACGTCCAGATGGGAGCGATCCAGTTGCACCAGGCGATAAGGCAAGGGGTTGGATGCCCGGTGCAAGTCGGCTCGGGCGCACACGTACACGCCCCACTGTTGCCGGAGACCGGCCTGTTGGCGCATCCGGTTGTAGGCCCGGCGAGACGAAATCAGCTGCTCCATATTCCAGCAGCCGTCCAGTTCAGGAAAGTCGGCTCGATGCCGCAGAATCCACCGTTCCAAGTAGTGGTCGATGCGCATGCGTGGCCGACCCGACTCACACCGGTTCTCGGGACCAATACGCAGACTGGTCGGCGACAGTCGGGCCAGGTCGGGTTGGTACACGTGGCGGGCATTTGCCCCAGGGTCGTGCGCGGTCTCCCACTCCCGTCTCGCACGCATACTCTCGGAGCGGGCCTGACGCTCGTCTTGGGCCATGGAGATCCACCGGGCCAAAGCCGCGAGGCGTTGCCGGGTGCGCGTGGCGGGCGTGTGCGTGCGTCCGGACGCACGAGCGGCTAGCTTTGCGCGGTGCTCGGCCGTTTGACGATAACCTTTGACGGGCACGAGTCAGTACCGGCGTTCCGTACCGCACACGGCACAACGAAAATAGTCTGCGTAGCGCTGGGTGTGTGGGGTGTGGACCAAGAGACGGCATTGGTCCACAAGGTCCGGGAGCACGTGTCGCTGGTTGTTGGAGTTGAGTCTGTCGCGCATGCGGGCAATGGCCGCGTCCAGGGCGGGCAGTTGCGGGTTACAGGGTCCTTCGCAGATGAGGGTGTAGGTGTGCATGGGATCCTCGCGGTCGGAGTAAAGGTTCACGGCCCCATGACGCAGCAACGACATGGGACCGTGAACGCGTTCGATGGAGACGAGTGGATGGGGTCAGCCGCGTTTCCGGGTGCGGCACATATTCGCACCTCCTGTGGGACGTGTTTGCCCAGCCAGCAGCGCTCAGTATGCGACCGTTCGAGGTCCGCGCACGAGAATGTTTAGACTATTTACAGGACGGATGGCATGAGGGAGTTTAGTGGTTACATGAATCGTCGGACCATATTCGGGCGTTCGAAGCAGTAGGCGTGAAAATACTGCGAGAACTCCGCGTCATCCCTTTAGTAACCCCTACATGCCCCGCTCTGTCTGTCGTCTTTGAGTTCTTTCTTAAATATTAAAAACAAATTAGGTGAGGGTTTAAGGAGGGTGAGAAAGGCCCTACTAGGGGTTACTAAAGGGATGACGGGAAATTATCAGGGTTTGTGGCCTGAACAATGGCTTTTTCGTGATATATGGTCCTACGATTCATGTAATTGGTAAACCGAGGTTTCTGGCCAGTGGCAGAAGACGTGGGTTCACTCATGGTCAGTAAACTGCCGTTCGAGGTTACGAAAGGATACGCGCATACTCTCGGCCGTCACGAACTTCCCGCTATTGTGCCAGGGAGATACCAGAGTATGTTTCAGAAAGGAAACCCGTGGGGTGGACAGGGACGCCCGAAGGGTAGCCTCAATCGCCAGACACTAGAGCAGCGCTCTTTTGCGGAGCACGTCTGCTATGGCCAGAACGGCAGAGAGAAACGGCACTTCGAAGAGCACATCCGCACGCTGATGCTGGCCAACAGCCTACCCATGGGTGTGTTCCAGTTGCTCCTGTTCTACTTGCTGGGCAAGCCGGTGGAACGTGTCCACTTGCAAACCGATACCGTGGACTATAGTACCTACTCCCCAGAAGAACTCGCAGAGAAAGCCCGCACGTTGACGCTCGCAGCCCAGGCGCTCTCGAAGCGCCGAGCAAAAACAACGTGACCGTCTGTCGCCTCACTGCTCGCACGGCACGCGTGCCCCTGGCGATACGCCTCCTGCCACGTGTTTCGGCACCTGAGCCCGAACCGCCTCCTTTCGATCCGTCTCAAGACCCGGAACTGCTCGGCCGTGAATTGCAGGCCGTGGAAGCCGTGCTGTGTCAGCGGTCGTTGCGCGTCTTCTTGGAACAGGTCTGGCCCATTGTCGAACCGGTTAAGACCTTCGTGCCGAACTGGCACATTGATGCGTTGTGCGAGGTGCTCGAACGCGTGACCCGCGGGGAGATCAAGCGGGTCCTGGTAAACGTTCCGCCCGGCACGATGAAGTCGTTGCTGATCTCCGTCATCTGGCCCGCGTGGGAATGGGTATCCTTTCCAGAGTTGCGCTACCTGACCGCGTCGTACTCCGGGCATCTGACGGTGCGTGACAACCTCAAGGTGCGCTCCATCTTGCAGAGTGAGTGGTATGCGTCGTCGTATGGGCTGTCGTTGGTTGACGACCAGAATCAAAAGACCCTGTTTAAGAACGAAGATGGGGGCTGGCGCATTGCGAGCAGCGTGGGTGGGCCAGGTACGGGTGAGCATCCCGATCGCATCATCATTGACGATCCACTGACGGCAGAGCAGGCACGCAGTGCTGTGGAACGGGAGACGGCGAATGCGTGGTTCGACAACACCATCTCCACACGAGGCGTGACGCGAGATACGGCCATCATCGTGGTCGGCCAGCGGTTGCACGAGGACGATCTCAGCGGACATCTGCTGGCACGAGGCGGGTGGTTCCACATCTGCTGGCCCATGCGCTATGAGACGCGGCACGTGAACGATTTGTCGTGGCGTCCGGATCCTCTGGACCTTCGCACGACGCCCGGAGAGTTGCTCTGGCCAGCCTTGTTTACCCCTGCGATTGTTCGACAACTGGAACTGGACCTGGGACCGTACGGCACGGCTGGACAGTTGCAGCAAACACCCGCTCCAGAAGGTGGCGGACTGTTCAAACGTGAGTGGTTCAAGTTCTGTGACGTGGCCCCGGTCATGGCCCGGCGCGCACGAGGGTGGGATACGGCAGCCACAGAAGGCGGAGGGGACTATACCGCAGGCGTCAAGATTGCCGAAGCGTGTGGCCCCGTCACGGACCCGGACACACAGTCTACGGCGGTGCAGGGACTCGGCGTGTTTTACGTGGAAGACTGCGTGTGTGATCAACTGAGTCCTGCCGGCGTGGACGCCCTGGTGAAACAGACGACGATGGCGGACGGGAAGACCTGCGTGCAACGTGAAGAGAAAGAAGGCGGAGCGTCCGGGAAGATCGTGATCGCGGCACGGCTGAAACTGCTCAAGGGGTACGACTACAAGGGCGTGGAGATCAGTGGCGACAAAGTGACGCGGTCGAAACCCTATCGGGCACAGGTGGAGGGTGGCAACGTGTTCCTGGTACGTGGAGAGTGGAACGAAAAGTATCTGCGTGAGCTGTGCGACTTCCCGACCGGGAAGCATGACGACCAGGTGGACGCGTCCAGTGCAGCCTTCAACGCGGTGCTGCTGGAACCGCCTCCGCAAGAGGAGTACTTCTCATGGTAGAATCCGCTCAGGATCTGGCGTTGCGTTCCGCGGCCAGCGTGCTCATCGAACGGATGCAGTTCATGCGGCAAGCCGGCATCACGTTTGGCGGGAAGCGTGACCTGTACGACGTGCTCGGGTACGACCGCATCATCACCAATAAGCAGTACCGTGATCGCTATGCGCGAGGCGGCATCACGAAGCGTATCGTGGAAGCGCTGCCGAAAGCGACGTGGCGCGGTGGGCCCGAGATCGTGGAGGACGAAGACCCCAAGACCAAGACGGCCTTCGAAGAGGCGTTCGCTTCGATCTCGACGCGACTCAAGGTCTGGTCGGTCTTGCTGCGAGCGGACATTCTCGCCGGGCTGTCGAACTACAGTGTCATCTTGATTGGTGGGCCGGAGTCCTATGACCTGGAATTGCCGAAGGGTCATGGCGACCCGAAAGACATCTTGTTCCTGACGCCGTTTACGGGCGGGGGTGGACCGGGTCTGCAACAGGGACAGACGAGCGGAGCGAACTACGTCGATGCGACGATCCAGTCGTTCGAGACGGATACGGCCTCTCCACGATTCGGGTTGCCCACTTCCTATTCGTTGCGACGGCTCGACGTGACGTCGCCCGAAATGCAGAAGCCCGTGCACTGGTCCCGCGTGCTCCACATTGCCGAAGGGTGCTTGGACAACGAGGTCTACGGCATTCCGACATTGGAGAACGTGTGGAACCTACTGGACGACTTGGACAAGGTCACGGGTGGTGGGGCCGAAGCGTTCTGGCTGCGTGCGAATCAAGGCCTGCACATGATGGTGGACAAGGACGCAGCACTCTCGGTTGAGGAGAAAGCGGCGCTCACGTCACAAGCCGAAGAATACCAGCATCAGATGCGGCGTATCTTGCAGACACGCAAGGTGGACATCCAGGCGTTGGGCAGCGACACCGCGAACTTTACGGGTCCAGCGGACGCGATCCTCACCCAGATTGCGGGCAGCAAGGGCATTCCGAAGCGCATCCTCACGGGCAGTGAGATGGGGGAACTTGCGTCGTCACAGGATCGCGACAACTGGAAGGACCAGGTTAACGGACGGCAGACAGGCTACGCCGAACAGTACATGATTCGTCCGCTGGTCGATCGCCTGATCGCGTACAACTACCTTCCCGCACCCACGACCGCCTATCAAGTGAAGTGGGGTCACATTGAGACCCTGACCGAGCAAGAGAAGGCGGACGGGGCGACGAAGTGGGCCAACACGAATAAGACGCAGGGCACGGACGTGTTCACGAATGACGAAATCCGTGACAAGTGGTACGGCATGGAGCCGCTGACGCCCGAACAGAAGCAGGCCGCGGCCGATGCGAAGCCGAAGCCTCCTACGCCGTTTTCGTCGTTCGGACTGCCGGGTCAAACCGTGGACGAGAACGGCGATCCGATCGTGCCGAAGAAAAAGGTGCTGCCGTTCCCGAAAGCCGCGGAAGGCGCACCGCAGGATCTGTTCCGCATTCTCGAACAGGCCATCGTGGAGAACGACACGGACACGATCGATCGCATCATCGGCATACGGCATGCAGGTGGACCGGGGAGTGGAAACTTTGGTCACGCGGGCGTGCCTGGCGAAGTGGGTGGGAGTGCACCGGGCAGTGGAGAGAATCCTCACAAGGTTGGTGCGCAGGTCAAGAACATCTACGGACAGATCGGTCGTGTCGTCAGCACACACGTGGATCGTCAACACATCGACGTGCAATTCCCGCACGAAGCGCACGTATCTACCGTCCATCATACGTGGGTGAAGGCCGTTGCTTAACACTTTCCTCGCTCCTCCGGTTGCCGCTCGCCTGTTGTGGATGGCGTTTGTGCGTGTGGCTGGAGGAGCGGGGAGCGGGAACTTCGGGCATGAGGGACGACCCGGAGAGGTGGGTGGGAGCGGCGAAGGCGGCGATGTGCAGGGTAAGTGGACGAAGAGTGGTGGGGTGCTGTATCACGGAACGCAAGCAACGGTGCTCAATCGCGTCTTTACCGATGGCGTGAAGCCGGGTCCAGGAACGTACGAGCCGAATGCGCGCAATGTCGGTAAGACCTGGGCCACGAGCAGCTTCAACGAAGCGAAAGGGTACGCAGAACGCGCAGGCAAGAATCCCGTCATCCTTGAAATTCACGTGCCGAAAGAGGCGCTCGGGAAGTTCCGCGAGGAGTGGACCTCCGAAGGCCGGGCTGTGGGCGTCACGAAGGAAACGACGCGGAGTTTGCGCGGGACAATTCCTTCGTCCTGGATCAAGCAGGCGTTTTCGTCGACAGGGAAGACGATTCGCACGGCCCGTGTGTCGACCGCGTCGACGTACTTCCTGGTGATTGCGATCGTGGAACCCCGGCCGAGAACCGCAGGCGGAGCGGGATCAGGCAACTTTGGACATGAAGGACGTCCGGGAGAGGTCGGCGGTTCAGGTGAGGGTGGCGGTGCGACGACAGGCACACCCGCCTCACGGACCTCGCGCGCGTTGGCGACATACAAGCCATCGACGCAAGCGAGGCAAGCGATCGCGAGTGCATCCGAACAGGACATCACGCAAGCCATCGGCGGTGTGCGGACGGATGACAACGATCCCTTCGATACGACCGTGCGTGATGGCGGACACTTTCACGGCGTGGAGGTCAAGACGCTGATCGACAACACGAACGACAAGATCACGATGCATCCCGAGTCGCGTGACCGGAAGGTGGCGTGGGGACGAAGCAATCATGCGGCGACGCATACCATCGTCAAAGACGTGAGGTCAGGGCAAGCCCGGTATTACTATCGACGTGGCGTAGGGTCGTTCCGGATTTCGTCCATGCGTGAAGTGGCGCGAGGGGATCTTGCGGGATTGGTGCGCAGATGAGTTACTCCCTGTATGACTCACGTGGCTACGTGGCAGATGGGCCGTCAATTGGCGGGCTGTCGTCGCTCGTGGAATGGGCGTCACCGAATGCGGTGCTGTCTGCGTTCTTTGCCGACGGCCATACGACGCAGGTGGACGCGTTGATCAATGCCCTTGAGAAGACGCCAGCCGAGGGATCGGTGGAGTCGTCGAGGGCGGCGTTGCTCGACGCGGCGAGTCGTGCGCATGATGTTCTCATCTTGTCTGACGGCGTGGGCTCCTCGTCGTCTGAGCCTCGCACGGCTGCCAAGCAACGTGTGCCCAAGCCACTCACGCAAGCACACGGCGTGGCGGATGCCGCGCGTGTGCTCGTCAAAGATACGATGCAGAAGGGATGGTCCGCCAATGGCGTGAAGGATGAAGCGAGCGCGATCACGGCTGCGACGCAGGACGCCAAGACGCTCGAAGACGAGTTGACGTCGCTGTTGCAGCGCGTGATCAACGCGTCTGCCCGCGTGCATGCGCGCACCTGGACCGTGCCCGCGCCTGTGCGTCCAAAGACGGCACTGGGATTCTTTGGAGGGTTGCTTCGGGTATTGAAACCCAAGACCTCTATCGCGAAGCCTGAGTTTAACGTGGCGAACAGCGAGGCGGTCAATTGGGCACGGGCGCACGCGGGCGACTTGATCAAGGGAATGTTGGACGAGCGACGTGTGACGATTCAGTCCATCATTTCTTCGGGCATCGAGAAGGGCCGCACGGTCGCGCAGACCTCGAAGCTCCTCCGGGACAGCGTAGGGTTGAATGCGCGTCAGGGTGAGGCGTTGCTCGGCCTGCAGGAGACGCTCGAAGAGCAGGGACTCAGCGCGTCGGAAATCGAGGACGAAATCTCCGTGCGGGCCCAGGAGATGACGGAGTCCCGTGCGGAGATGATCGCCCAGACCGAGACGATGGCGGCCGCGAATGAGGGGCAGAAGGAACTGTGGGACCAGGCCGTGGAGCAGGGGTTGTTGTCGGGCAGTGAGTCGATGGAATGGATCTACACGCCCGATAACTATGCGTGTCAGGATTGCGAAGACCTGGACGGCACGACGGTGCCGCTGGGCGAAGAATTTGACGACGGTGGTCCGCCGTTGCATCCGTACTGTCGGTGTACCCTGGGTCTGGCTGTGGAAGCGATAGGGTGAACCTATGACCATTCTTGGTGATCTTGCGGTGCGGCTCAAGGCTGAAGAGGGGCATGTGGCTGACCTTCATTTTCCGTACGATGGCCACGAACTCGGGCGCGAACTTGTGGCCGAAGGGCTCTTGCCGGCAAACTGCATGGACGTGACGTTATTCATCCCGGTGAACGGCGGTCTCGCGTTGCGGTATGAGGTCATGGTCACGGACGTTGAACTCGCCAAGATCGCACGGGCGATGGAACGACTGCTTTCGGTGCAGAGGGAGAAGTGACATGGCGATATTGCCCGTAGAGTTGATTGTCGTCCAGGAACCGGAGATGCGTCGGCTCACGGTGGCCGCGACCGGGTCCCTGCTGCGCACGGCCGTGTTCATGGGTCGGNAACACCTGGTCGTGCCGGTGATTGCGCTGAGGGAAGGCGTGATTCACGCGGTCAATGCGTCTTCACCAGAATTCGTACCTGCCAGCGAACTGGACGTGACGCCTCAAGGGTGGAACGGCCGTCCGGTGCTGCCGTTGCATCCCGTGGATGCGATGCGACGACAGATCAGTGCAAATTCTCCGGCCGTCCTTGAACAGCACCAGTTCGGGTTCATCGCGAATGCGCACACCGAAGGCCGGATGCTGAAGATGGAAGCGTGGCTGGATCGGGCGCGTGCGTTGGCACTCGGAGGGGACGCACTCAGGGTCATTGAGCGTCTCGAAGCGGGAAAACCGATCGAGGTGTCGGTCGGCGCGTTCGTCAGTGCGGAAGCGAAGGATGGGACGCACGAGGGACGGGCGTATCAGGCCGTGTGGCATGCCATCGTGCCTGATCATCTGGCCATGTTGCCGGAAGGGACACTGGGCGCCTGTTCGAATGAGATGGGGTGCGGTGCGCCACGGATGATGGCCGACGGCACGTTGCGAGACGCGGACAACCCTGAAGGCATCAATCAGTATTCACACGGAGTCGGGCAGGGGTCAGCTGGGCATTCTGAGACCCGACCAGAGGGTGCGGGAAAACCNGGGACAAAGGTCGAGGCCTTGCGGCTCTCGAAGGTGGCTTCGGAGAAGTCCATACAGGCGTATGCCCATCCGAGTGTGGCGACGCATACGGCCGCGGCACATGCTCATCAAGCGGCTCAAGCGGCGCACGATGCACGAGGAGTGATCGGGTCACAGCATGCAGACTGGCATTGGACAAAGGCAACGGAACATTCGCTGGCGTTGGGCAACTCCTACCCGCCACCGCCCCCATCGCGCAGATTGCTCGCGGATGGGACACTTCGAGACGCGGATAATCCCGAGGGCATCAACCAGTATTCAGGTGGAGGTGGGAAGTCAGCAGACGAGCATCCGTACGCGGTGCACGTGCGGAAGGAAGTTGTGAGTACGCACGCCTCGCTCAAAGAAGCGAAGGTGGCAGCCAAAGCCGCGAACGCAAATCGGAAAGTGGCTGCCGTGGTGCGGAGTCGTGGCGGGAAGAACAACGCGTATCCGGCAGGCACGCCTCATTTCGTTGCCAAACAATACGGCACACACGCGGGTCGATCCGCAGAGGAGGGAACACCACCTATGACACTTCGTGAACGGGTCAAAGCGCTACTTCGCGGAGCGCGAGACGAACCCACGGTCGCGGCCGAGGGTGACACCGCGGAACTTGTGCAGTACGGGACCATGCAGACATTGCTTGACGCGGTGACGACCGCATACGATGCCGCGGTTGCGTTACTGAACGACCTGGTCACCGAGGACGCAACCGCACCTGCGTTACCGGAGGACAAAGCGGCAGTTGAAGAACTCGAGTCGGCTCGGCTGGAGTCGTTCCAGTCGTATTGCATGGAGATGATCGGCTCAATCTCGAGCGCCATGCAGCTTGCGTACAAGTGCACGCGTGAGGATGCGCCGGCGATGGCCGTGATGGCGCAGAAGTTCAAAGACCTCGCGGGCAAGCGGAATTCGTCGTCAGACCAGACGATGATTCAATCGGTGCACGATCACACGGTCAAACTCGGTGCCGCGTGCGCGACATTGAAGGCGAACGCCGGGACCCCATGCGGATGTGGCGATTCTGCTGCAGCCGCGCACTCCAAAGGAGAAGACGACATGGTAGAAAAGGCCACACGCATCGCAGCTTTGATGGCTTGCGAGCACAACACCGTCAAGGACAAGGCGATTCTCGACGCCTTGTCTACCCAGGAATTGGACGTGCTTGAGGCGTTCAACAAAACACGAGCGGCAATGGCTGTCGATCCCAAAAAGGTGCTCGCCGACCTCGTGCCGAAACCCGAGCCGAAGCCGGTCGTGGTGGAGAAGGAAACCGTCAAGCAGACGGACACGAAGACCGTCAAGGAACTGAAGCCGGTCGACGCGCCGAAGACGGCGGAAATGTCCGAGGACGAGTACCTCAAGACGGCACCGGAGAGCATCCGTCAGTTGGTCGCTGACAAAAAGGCGGCGGATCTGGTGGAGAAGACTGCGCTGGTCACGTCGCTGAAGGACGCACAGAAGGAATACGGTGAGGCGGAACTCCAGACCATGGATCTGAAGACGCTCGGACGTCTCGCCAATGTTGTCAAGGTCGTGAAGCCGGATTTCTCCGGACGCGGCACACCGCGCACCGCTGAGACCAAGAGCTACGCACCGCCCGACGGGTACGCTGAGGGGATCAAGGCGCTTCGGTCGGTCACTCGCTAACGACGGTTCGCTAACGCGTACCGTTACCTCGGTATGGAGAGAGGACACAACATGAGTATCACTCGATACGCTCCGAACACTGTCTATCTCGGAGGTCCGCGCACGGTCGTGAATGACCTGGCGGCTTCCGAGGCCATCACGCCTGGACATCTGATTGAGAGGTTCAACAACGCAGGTGTCTGGCGGTTGCGCAAGCACACGGGCACGTCGCTCGCTGGTTCCCTGTACGCCACCGAGCAGTCCATGCTCAACAAGGGCGTCAATGACGCCTATGCGGCCAACGATCTGGTCGAAGCAGTCGTGGGCGCACCGGGCACCACGATCTGGGCGTTTATCGCGAGCGGCCAGAACATCGTCTTCGGAAACGACCTGGAATCGGCCGGTGACGGCACGCTCAAGGTCTACAACGCGGGCGTGAAGATCGCGACCGCAAACGAAACCGTCACGGCCGTTGTCACTCCGACGCGCATCCGTGTGGAGGTGCTGTAACATGGGATCCAAGAACATGCGATTCACCGCAGCGGCCAAGAACTCTCCGCTGACGGACGTGGTGGCCCGAGCGATTGCCGCAACGGGCGGTTGGTCGATCGAGGCTCTGCGAGAACCCGGTTTTCGTGCCATGGAACAGGCGCTTGAAGACGCGCAGTTCCGTGCGGCCTCGCCCTTGACGGACAAGGCGCAGGTGTTCATCGACAAGGCGGTTGTCGACGTCGGCCTCGAACGGTTGACGTTCGCGGCGGACATTCTCGCAGCCGGGTTGACCTACAACCTGACGGACCCGCTCTCCATCACGCAGTTGGAGTGGTCCGCGACCAGTCGGGTCGGTGCTGCGCAGCGCACCATGTCGCCTTCAGCGCGTGGTGAGAATAAGCTGCCGATCGTGCTGCCCTATCGGCTGCCGATCTACCTGACGACTGACAACTTCAGCCTCGACATTCGCACGCTGAAGATGTCACAGCGTGTTGGCCAGCCGCTCGACACGGCGCTGATCAAGCAGTGCACCCGGTCGGTCAACGAGGCCATCGAAGATGCGGCCATCAACGGGGCGACCACGTTGGATGGACAGGAGCTGAAGGTGGCCGGGTATAGTGCCCCCGGACTGCTCAATGCACCGAATGCTGAGACGCAGGCGTTGACGGCAGCGGCCTGGGACGGATCGCCGGTGGGCGCGACGGTCTTCGCCGAAGTGCAGGCGATGATCGCGAAGCTGCAGGCAAACAAGAAGTACGGGCCGTATCGCCTGTACATCAACACGGCGGTGGGCAATAACCTGAGCGGGGACTACGCGACCGTCGCCAATGCGCCGACGATCAAGGAACGCCTCCTCAAGATCGACAATCTCCAGGCGATTCGCACCGCGGATTTGATGCCGGCGACGAAGGTTGCGCTCGTGCAGATGACGTCGGATGTCATCGACATGGTCGTAGGCCAGACGCCGACCGTCATTCCGTGGACGTCACTCGACGGCTTCACGATTCACAACCTCGTGATGGCCATCATGATTCCTCGCGTCCGTTCGGACTACAACGGCGACAGCGGGATCTGCATCGGCACGATCGCGTAAACGAGGTGGACGACCGGAGGCGCGACGGTCGTCTTCTTCATGAGGATATTCATCCAGAGGAGAGAACATGATGACACGTGAAGAGCAGAGAGTGGCTGCTGACAAAGCGGTACTCGACAGGAAGAACGAAACCCAGATTGCGGCCGATCAGCGGTTGGCTGCGGAGGAAGTGTCCAAGATTCCCGTCGTCATCGAGGGCGACGAGAAACTCGGCGGACCCTTCAGCATTCACGGTAGCGGCTTCGGCAGTTCCGGCGCACTGACAATCGGTGGGCGTCTGATCCCCACGACGAAGTGGTCGGACACCACCATCAAGGGGCAGTCCCCGGCCGGCGTCAAGGGTGACGTTGTGCTCACCACGGCCAAAGGTGTGCGGCATGGGACGTTCCCGCACGAGTGGCCCGTTGTCGTCGAAACAACGACCACGACCGTCAAGACCGTACCCGCGACGGCGAAGAAGAGATTCGTGCTCGACACGTAGCCAAAGCGGTAGCCCGTAGAGACGATCGAACGTTCATTCAGATAATCCGAGGAGGGTGACATGAAGGCCGGCAACGATCCGAGAACCGATCAGCACAAGGGCCGTGAAGGCGGAGGCTATCCCGATCCGCCTCCGAACAGCACTCCGAAACCCGCACCGGGTGGCGTAGGCAACAAGCCCGATCAGAAGCCGAGTGCTCCGGCACCGAGTGCGCCGTATCCGCCCAGCAAGAAGTAAGGTCGAAGGTCACAGATTGCGTGACCTTCCTTGAACGCCGGAGTTCAGGCGTGACAGTCGGGAGAGACCGGCGCCAACTTGAAGGAGAACAGCTATGGCTTTTGCACTGATCGCACGACAGCAGGCGTTGGACGGCATCACGGTAGATCGGGTATCGTTGCACAGCGGTGACCCTGGCACGACGGGCGCGAATTACATCACAGCCGGAGGCAAGCAGGTGGCAACGTTCAACGCGGCGAACGCCAGCGCAGAGCGTGTGCTGAACGCGGACGTGCCGTTCACGGGTCTCGCGGCCAATGCGACCGTCACGCACTTCGGTGTGTGGCTCAACGCGGGTGACGTGTTCAAGTGCGGATACGCCCTCACGGGTGACCAGACGGCAAATGCCGCCGGGGAGTACACCGTGAAGGGGACCACGACGAAGATCACCGACTAGGCAACTGATATGGCTGTCCCTGGCGCTGGCTCCAACGTTACCCTCGCCACGACCGGCAACTGGACGAATGCCGCTGCCGGTGTAGGGTGTCCTCGCGTCATCACCGTCGAGTGTGTTGGCGGTAGTGGAGCCGGAGGTGCAGGCACGTCGGCGTCAGGTGGCGGTCAGGGCGGCGGTGCTGGCGCGTATAGCAAGAAAACAAGCATCGCCGTCACACCAGGTCAGGTCATTGCATTCGTCATCGGTGCAGCGGGAGCTGGAAACAGTACGGGCAATGGCGGAGACGGCGGTGACACGGTATTCGGTCCGGCAGGGTCGCCTCTCTGCAAAGCGGCTGGCGGCAAGGGTGGCAAGAACTACAATGGCACAAGGACGGGCGCGGGCGGCGCGGAAGCGGATTGTATCGGCGATGCCTCTGGTCAGGGTAAGGGCGGCGACGGTGGGGCGTACGGAGCCGGGACCCTTGGCGGTGGTGGTGGTGAGTCCGGGTGGAATGTTGGCGACGGCAACGCCGGCACGAGCGGCGCGACTACGGGCGCGGGCGGCACGGGCACAGATGGCTTCGACGGCGCAGCAGGTGGCATCGCTCACGGCAACGGCGCAACGGCCACCCTTCCCGGCGGTGGTGGTGGCGGTGCAGGCCACATGTCGGGTGCAGCCGAGTTTGGCGGCGGTGGCTGCAAAGGCGTCATCTACATCACCTACACGACGCTTGTGGTGGCAGGCACGCCAACGGTCAACTTGGACACGGACAACACCCCCGCCGATGCTGGGACTGTGGCGACGACCACGCCGGTCCTCAAGTTCAAGGGCACTGACCCCAACTCAGACGAAGTGGAATACAAGGTCGAAGTCGCTACCGTAGCAACGTTTTCTTCGTGGGCCGAGCAAACTCCCGCTGGAGCCGCCACCCAGGTCTGGAATGCCTGCGCCATCAACGGCGATAAGATGCTGACGGGAGTCTATGGCGGTCGGCTGTGGTATTATAACGGCACCTCGTGGGCAGAACAAACGCCTGCTGGAGCCGTCAATCTGAATTGGATTGCTTTTGCCATCGACGGAAATAAGATGTTGGCGGGAGCCTATGGCGGTCGCCTGTGGTATTACAACGGTACGTCGTGGGCCGAACAGACGCCCGCTGGAGCCACCAATCAGAACTGGAAAAGCTGCGCCATTGGTGGCGACAAGATGTTGGCCGGGGCCAGTAGTGGTCGCCTGTGGTATTACGACGGAGCGTCGTGGGCGGAGATCCAACCCGCTGGGGCGACCGATCTGTACTGGGGTGCCTGCAGCATCAGTGGTGATAAGATGTTGGCGGTAGGCAGTTTCCGTCTATGGTACTATAACGGCACGTCGTGGGCGGAAGCACAACCCGCTGGAAACGTCGATTGCTCTTGGCGTGGCTGCGCCATCGACGGAAATAAGATGTTGGCGGGAGTCTACACTGGACGGTTGTGGTATTACGATGGCACGTCCTGGGCCGAGCAAACTCCCGCTGGAGCGATCGATCGGAACTGGTATGGCTGCAGCATCAGCGGTGACAAGATGGTGGCGTCCGACTACGCTGGTCGCCTGTGGTATTACGATGGCACGTCGTGGGCGGAACAGACCCCTGCTGGAGCCGTAAATCAGAACTGGNANNNCTGCAGCATCAGCGGCGACAAGATGCTGGCAACAGTCACCTACGGCCGTCTGTGGTACTATAACGGCACGTCGTGGGCCGAGCAAATTCCCCTTGGGATAGCCACTCGGCAATGGTGGTTCTGCAGCGTTAGCGGTGACAAGATGCTGGCGGCCATCCACGGTGGCCGGCTGTGGTATTATAACGGTACGTCTTGGGAGGAAACACGGCCCGCTGGAGACGTCGATAAGGCCTGGTATACCTGCGCCATCAGCGGCGATAAGATGTTGGCCGGAGTCTTTGGTGGTCGCCTATGGTACTACGACGGCACCTCGTGGGCAGAAGTGCAGCCGGCCGGAGCGATCGATCTGTACTGGCATAACTGCGCCATCGACGGAAATAAGATGTTGGCGGGAGTCTACACTGGACGGTTGTGGTATTACGATGGCACGTCCTGGGCCGAGCAAACTCCCGCTGGAGCTGTCGATCAGGTTTGGTATACCTGTAGCATTTCGGGCGATAAGATGTTGGCGGGAGTTAATGGTGGACGGTTGTGGTATTACAACGGTACATCCTGGGCCGAGCAAACTCCTGCTGGAGCCGTCGATAAGGCCTGGAATGCCTGCAGCATCAGCGGTGACAAGATGTTGGCGGGAGACTATGGTTACCGTCTGTGGTACTATAACGGCACGTCGTGGGCCGAGATCCAACCCGCTGGAGCCGTAGATAAGTGCTGGCAAAGCTGCAGCATCAGCGGTGATAAGATGCTGGCGGCCGTCGCCAACAGTCGCCTGTGGTATTACGACGGAGCGTCGTGGGCGGAACAGACCCCTGCCGGAGCCGTCGATCAGCAATGGTATTCCTGCAGCATTAGCGGTGATAGGATGCTGGCGTTGGTAAACGCTGGTCGCCTGTGGAGTAGTAATGGGGCAAGTGTCATCCTCATTAGCGCCCTTTCCGCCACCCCTGATGCCGGCTTTGCCAATCCCGCCAATGGTGCAGATGCTCACCCGTGGGCCAGTGGCACCGCGGTTCAGTACACGGTGCAAGCCTAATGGCTCTCACACCTGGTGTCACCTACTACTGGCGCGTAGCGGCGAAAGATCCGAGTGGTCTCAACACCTACGGCGCGTGGAGCGACACGCATAGTTTTACGGTGGATGCTGGCACTCCAAGTGGTTCGGGCGTGGCTGCTCTTACGCTCGCCGCAGTCGGTGTAGGGGCTGCCGTCAAGTACGGGTCAAGCGTCGTCGCTTTGACCTTGGCGCTCGCCGGCGTGGGTGACGCGCCGATCATTTCTGTCCCAGAAGGTTTCGGCGTTTCCGCGATCACGCTCAGTGTCGTGGGCACTGGGGTGTCTCTGCATTCGGGGAGTGGCGCGCCAGCCCTCTCGTTAGGCGTGGCAGGGACTGGTGTCTCACTTCATTACGGCCACAGCGTTCCTGCACTGACACTGGCCGCCACGGGCGAAGGCCGAATCATTGACTCAGGATTCGGTGTCCCTATACTATCGTTAGCGACGACGGGCGTTGGACAATCCACACACTACGGAGCCGGCGTCCCCGCTCTCACACTCGCTGCGCAGGGTGAGGGAGACGCACCGACTCTCGCTATTCCCGAAGGCTACGGCACTCCTGCTCTCACGCTGAGCGCGTCTGGCGCGGGTAACAAAAGCTCCTACGGGTTTGGTGCCCCCGCGTTATCGTTAGGGACGGCCGGTGTTGGTGAAGCACCTAGCCTTGCTATCTCAGAAGGTTTCGGTGCTCCTGCACTAACACTCAGCGTTACAGGCACCGGTACCATTCTATTACAGGGGTCCGGTAATGTTGCCTTGACCATCGCCGCAACCGGTGAAGGTCGCAATACTCACGGCGGCACGGGCACGACTGGTCTGACGCTGGCTACGACAGGGGCTGGAACGACGATCAAGTCAGGCGTGGGATCGATGGGCCTGACGCTGGGAGTAGAGGGCGTTGGTAAACTCCAGGCTCACGGGACTAGCAGCCCGGCTCTTACCCTTGCGGGGGTCGGTGAGGGTGTCGCACCCGACGTGTACGGCGCTGAAGGCGCTGGCACCGCCGTTCTGGCACTCGCGATTCAGGGCACCGGAACTCATCTGAGTTCAGGAGCAGGGGTTCCAGCTATCACTCTCGCCGTGACCGGGACCGGAGAGACTCAGCACCGGGGCAACGGATCTATTCCCTTGTCACTGGACGTCGGTGGCGCGGGCGTATCCCTGCGGTCAGGATCGGCGACTTCAACCTTGTCACTGGGCATCTCCGGTGTCGGCGCGTCCGACCATCGAGGTGCTGGCGCACCGGTGTTGGCATTGGGGGTGGTAGGGACTGGGCAAGTTGCTCACTACGGTTCAAGCGTCCCGGTTCTATCGCTGAGCGCGGAAGGTTCAGGAGGAACGCCACTAGTAGACGTGGCGGATGGGTTTGGCATTGCGGCTTTGACGTTGAGCGCGTCAGGCGAGGGCCGCATCGCCGCGTATGGATCAGGAGAAGTCGCACTCACGATTGGCGCAGCCGGTGTAGGTGTTGAAGCTCCAGCCGGATTCGGTGTTGCCACTCTCTCGTTGGGAGTCGCGGGCGAAGGTGACGTGGCGAACTCCGGGCACGGAATTGTAGACCTAACCCTCGCTCTGCACGGTGTTGGTTATGAAGGACTCGGGCACGTTCGGACGCTCACGCTCACCGCGTCCACTCGGGCACATACGCTCACCGCGTCCACTCGGGCACATACGCTTACCGCGTCCACGAGAGCGTTCGCGCTTACTGCGTCAGGAGCATAGACATCATGGCTGTCACTCAAACGATCACCGTGTATCGAGGGGAGCAGGTCGTGCTCAGCTTTACCATGTCTCCCGTTGTCAATATCGCCGGGTGGACTTTGATGTTCACGGTCGCGCGCAAGGCTAACTCACTGTCGAAGCTCATCACGCAAGCTGCCACGATAGTCAGTGGCGCGGCGGGCACGTTCACTGTCCCGCTAACGGAAGAGCAGTCGGACTTGACGCCGGGCTCGTACTTCTTTGATGTGTGGCGGACTGACGAGGGTTACGAGCAGGTGATCGCCATCGGCCCGTTTGTGATCAGTCCCACGGCGCGTGTGCCACCGGTCTAATGGAGTAGCAAGATGACGACACCGACAATCACCGCAACGTCCGGCAGTGCGACAGCGAACTCATACTGCACCAAGGCAGAGGCTGATACATACTTCAACGAACGTCTGCCCCTAGCTCCGCCGTGGGAAGATGCGGAGGTGCCCGAAGCGGCGCTGATCATGGCGTGCCGCGTGCTCGATGCCGCGTTTCGTCCACAACGTCTGTTCGTTCCGGCGAATGCCGGTCACGAGGCTTACTACCGCGTGCGGCGCACGTGGTCTGGTTTGCCGGCAACCGTAACGCAGAAACTCGCGTGGCCACGCACGGGTATGCAAGACCAGAACGGTAACGCGCTCGATTCGGCGGTCATTCCGGATGCGCTGAAAGAGGCGCAGTCAGAACTCGCGGGGCAATTGCTCAAGGGCGACCGGACGTTGGATAATGACGTTATCGTTCAGGGCATCGCGTCGCTTAGGGCGGGTCCCGTGTCACTGTCATTCAAGGACAGTGGTGTATTCGCGCAGGTCATTCCAGATGCTGTGTGGAACCTGATGCCGCCCTCGTGGTTCATCAACGAATACATAGAGCCGGCTTACCGCGCTGAATTTGACGTTGTATAGCATGGCCATCAGTGCACACGGCTGCTCGCTCACGCATAATGGCATGCCGGTGCCAGACCTTGGCGACGTGACGCCTCCCGCGTTGATGCGTAAGGCGGTTGAGGATACGCGGCATGCCGCACAGGATGATGCCTACGTGCCAGGACTTCCGCGATGCGGAAATTTACAATTTGATATAGCCGTCACCACGGCCAACGTCGAGAGGTTCCTAACTGCGTGGCTCGAACATTCGTTAGACGGATATGTTTTCACGTTCGCGGATGGCGCAATATGGTCGTTTCTTGGTCATGTGCTAGACGTGAGTCCGCATGCGCCAGTCGAAGGTGTACTGATGGCGCAAGTTACCGTGCGGGTGAGTGGAGGTATTATGTTTGGGTAACGAGCGATCTTGATGGAGCGGCGGTTGCGTGTTGCTGGAGACCGGTGACACGATTCTGTTAGAGAACTAAAGGAGTATATCATGCCTGTAGTGAACACTGGGGTGGAGAGCAACGCGATTTCTGCCCACGGCACCATCATCAAGCGGAACGGCACACCAATTGCTGAACTCCGCGACATCACGCCTCCGCCCTTGTCGCGGAAGCCCATCGAGACCACCACGCACAATTCCGACGATGACAGTTACATCGTCGGCATCCGGCGCAAGGGTGAGATGCAGTTCGCGATGAACTTCCTGCCGTCGGGCGACCCAACGCACGACGCCAACACCGGGTTGCTGAAGGCCTGGGCTGACGGCACGAAGGACCAGTACGACATCGACTTTCCCGATGGCGCCAACTGGTTGTTCTCAGGTTTCGTGACGAACATTGCGCCCAAGGCTCCGGTTGACGGGGAACAGTCGGCGAGCGTGAGCATCCGACCGTCGGGTGGGCAGATCTTCCGGCCGTAACGAGATTGAGTTGTGGGGCCGGCGTGCCGCGCAGGATGTGGGTGACGCCCTTCACCTAACCTTACCAAGCGGCCTTGACGCTGACGCGTTGCCGGCCCCGCTCATCCGGGGCAAGGAGAAACCTCATGGCACTTGTGGATCTCTTTCGTGGCGGTGTGGCACTCGTCAATGCCATAACCAAGTCTGGTGGGTTGCAGGAGAATGTGACCTATGAGGCGTGGCTAGGGCAGACAGGCGCGGGCGTGGACGACTTCGATACACCAGTGGTGCTGATGGCACTTGTTGATCGCACGCAGAAGCCACACGAGGTATCGTCAGGGGTCCTGCTCGCGATAGTCGCCACGTTGGACTTCCTAGATCCCATTCCGTACACAGCACCACGGCCGAATCAGCCGCGTCTCAATCCGGTCGATCCACGTGATCGCTTCACGTTGATCGACGGGGTCACGGGACCGACAATCGTGGGAGGTGGGTTTGAGGACGCTGGATTGCATCGACCGTTCGTCAATACCGTTCGGATTGGAGCCTAGATGTTGACCATCCTCTGCATCACTCGTGCTCTGCCGCATGTGTGGCCCTTCCTGGTCGACATGGAAGCGCTAGCCGAGTGTTGCGGCGGCGAGTTTGTTGTTGGAACGGATGGCACGGACGCGACAGAGTCGATGACGGAAAGCAATATTGCAGCGCATATCGTGCCGGTACACACGCCTGGTTATCCTGAGGCGGTGTTGGAACAAGTGCTGGCTGAGTGTCACGGTGCGTATATCCTACGGTTGGACGACGACGAACGCTGCTCAAGTGATATGATGGAATGGCTCATCGCGAGGTTGTATACCCCCTCGGACCATTGGTGTTTCTCCCGCGCGTGGTTATGGACCGACGAAAAGCATCGCTTGGTTAACGCTCCGTTCTGGCCCGACCACCAGACTCGGTTGAGCGTGCGCGCGAAGGCAGGCGGCATTCGTTCCATTCATCCCCAGAGTCCGTTCGGGATGGGGCGAGTTGCCCCTGTTGCAATTGAGCATCACAAGTTCCTGCTGCAGTCACGCGAGATGCGTGAGGTGCTGGTCAAGGCGTATAATCAGATTCAACCCGGTGCCGGCATGCGAGAGTTTTACATTCCAGAAGAACGGCCCATGACGGTCGATACGTGGAGAACGTGTGCCAGTTGTTAGAGCGATGCAACGCGTAGTGGATGTCGGGTTTCCCATGGCGCAGTTCGGCGACGAAATTCTGCCGTGTGCGGAGTGGCTATTGTCGCGCGGCCCATTGCACCGCGTGCTGGAGATCGGCACGGACTACGGTGGGACGTCGGTCCTGTGGTGCGAGCTTGCGTCGGACCTCGTCATTTCGGTAGACCTGACGGCCGGTCCCTACGGCACGCAAGAGCTGTCGAAGGATTACGGCGAGACGCGTAACGACAAACTGTTCGCTGCATATCCGCATTTTCGCGGGTTGATCGCAAACTCGCATAGGATTGAGACGGCCTTCATGGTTACCGAGTTGCTCAAAGGTGAGTTGCTTGACCTGCTATTCATCGACGGTGACCATTCCCTTGCGGGCGTGTCGCGCGACTATGAGTTGTATACACCGCTTGTGCGGCCAGGCGGCGTGGTGTTGTTCCATGACATCAACGAATCGCCGCTCATCAAGTCGCTCAACGTGGGCGTCTATACGTTCTGGCGTGCGTTGAAGGGTGACAAGCGCGAGTTTACCATTCACGGCGAGTGGGGTGGTTTGGGCGCACTCGTGACGGAGGGACCGTGCGTGTCTGTGTAGCACCAATTCCGGCGAACTTGAGTCAGGCGATGTATCGCGTGGCGCGGGCGCTGCGAGTGTGGGCGCCACGTGAGTTGGAGTTTGTCCAAGACCCGGCGCAAGCGGATCTGCAGGTGGTGCATGTTATCGGACCGAATGCCATTGACGAGATCAAAGCGCCGAGGTGTGCATTGATCCAGTACTGCCTTGGTGCCGCATCTGAACCGGATGGGACGAACCAGCGTATCCCATCGGCTGCATATGCACCGTTATGGACGCGGGCCGAGTTGGTTTGGAGTTACCTTGACCTGGCGAAGTACTGTGCGTCACCGTTCTACTATGCACCGCTTGGGATTGATCCGGCGTTCGTCAATACGTACGTGAAGACACCCCGTGACATCGGGGTGTTGACGTCGGGCTATGTGTCTGACCCGTGTGGCGAGGCTATTGAAGAGATGGCGTTGGCGAGTGATCGAGCGGGCCTATCAATGGTACACCTCGGTCCGGACAACGTTCAGGGCATGGTACGTAAACCGAGGAATTGGCGTTCCCTCAACGGCCTGACAGACACGCAATTAGCTCACGTCTACTGCCAAACGAAATGGGTCAGTGGCCTGCGCCACGTCGAAGGATTCGAGATGCCCGTCATCGAGGGACTCGCATGCGGTGCGCGACCCATTGTGTTTGACCGTCCCGACATGACGCAGTGGTACGATAACTACGCGACGTTCGTTCAGGAGCGTAGTGGGGACGCGTTGGTGGACGTGCTGGCGGAGGTGCTGCGCTATAGCCCCAAGCCGATATCCGAATCGGAACGCGCTATCATCCTTGAGCGGTTCAACTGGGCTACGATCATTCGTGGTTTCTGGGAGAGGATTCTGTGAGAAAGCTTCTATGGGTGGGCGACGCAGGATGCGATACCGGTTTCGCGCGGTGCACACATCGTACGCTGGACGTGCTTCGGCAGATGTGGGATGTGACGGTTCTCGGATTGAACTATCGAGGGGACCCGCACGATCATCCCTATCTAGTCTATCCCGCGCATCTGGGTGGTGACTTCTTTGGGGTCGGACGGCTCCCTGAGATGGTTGCCAAAGTGAAGCCCGAGATGATTGTTATTCAGAACGACCCGTGGAACATCCCGGCGTATGTGAGTGCGCTGAAGGAATGCTACAAGGGGAAGATTGTAGGGACGATTGCGGTCGATGGAAAGAACTGCCGCGGATGGGCATTGAACGGGTTGACGCGGGCGATCTTCTGGACGACGTTCGCGCAGCAGGAGGCGTTGCAGGGCGGGATGACGATTCCAAGCGGTGTCGTCGGTCTTGGTGTTGACCTAGACACTTACAAGCCGGCCAATCGTGTTGCCGCGCGTCGCGTTGTTGGGCTGCCCGGTGTGCCCGACGATGCGTTCATCATTGGCAACGTCAATCGCAATCAACCGAGGAAGCGCTTGGATCTGGCGATTGCGTACGTAGGCGAATGGGTGAAGACGCGTGGGTTGAGTGACGTCTTTCTGTTCCTGCACGTGGCGCCAACTGGTGATCATGGATATGATTGCGAGCAGCTCGCGTGTTACCACGATCTTCGCGGTCGATTGATCTTCTCAGAGCCGGAAGTCTGGAAGGGGTTGGATGAAAAGGATCTGGCGCTGACCTACCAGACATTCGACGTGCAACTGACGACAACACAAGGCGAAGGATGGGGACTATGCACGATGGAGGGGATGGCTTGCGGTATTCCGCAGATCGTGCCCGACTGGTCGGCGCTAGGCGAATGGCCGGGCAACGCGGTCATCAAGGTGCCGTGCCCCACGACCATTGCCACGCCGGGTCGGATCAATTCCATTGGTGGCATCGCTGACAAGACGGCAGTCATGGTAGCGTTGGATGCGTTCTATACGTCGCACCACGGGCAGTTTTGGTCTCGCTATCGTCAGCGAGGGTTGGAACTGGTGCGGCAAGATCAATTCCGGTGGGAGAACATCGGCCTCGCGTTTGCCGAGGAATTGGATAAGTGTTATGGCGAACTTCCGCGGGATACAGTGGCGGATGGTGAAGGAGATGCGGGACAAACTCGACCGGCTGAAGAAGTCACTGCCGATTGAGGTTGAGTCTGCGCTCTTTCAAGAGACGGAAATCGAGACGAAAGAATGCCAGAGACGTTGTCCTGCGGGTCCTCCTCCGATTGGCGGACACTTGCGCGCCTCAATTCATACCGTCAAACCGCAGTGGGAGGGCAACCGAGTCTATACCCTCATCGCGTGCGGCGGACCGGCGGCACCTTATGCGATTGCCGTCCATGAGCATCTTTCGGAGCACTCGCCACCTTCATGGCTGCCGCCGACCGAGGTGGAGTGGAACACGCCGGGCACCGGCCCGAAGTTCATTGAGTCCACGATCCTAGAGAGCCGGAAGTACATGGGTGTGCGAGTTGCCAAGCGTATCGAGTTCACGCGTTGGAAGAAATTATGAGCTGGCTAGACGATCTCATTACGGTACTCGAAGCCGATGGAGTGGGCACCTTTGGCGCGAACATCTTCACATCCACGAAGGCCGCACCGCCCATACTTCTGGCTGGCACGTTGATGATTGTAGCAACGGGAGGTTCGGGAGCGGACCGCACGCATAACGCGACCATCCGCCCGGCCATCGTGCGGCCCGGCGCGCAGTTCACGGCACGTGCCGCGGACTATCCGACCGCCGAGCGGCTCGCGCGGCTCGCGTATGATGCAGTTGTCGTCGTGCGGAATCAGTGGATTAACTCGGGCTGGTATTTGGAGATCACGCCGTTGCAGGAGCCGTTCGATGGCGGCCTCGACGTACGCGGTCAATCGCAGTGTCACTTCAATGTGGTGGGCCGAATCGGTGTTCGGCTCTGGTAGTCACTTTCAGAAAGGGCAAACATCATGAGCGCAGAAACAAAGCAGTTGTCATTCGACCAGTACATGGAAGCGCCGGACACGCGGTTTGACGAAGTCGAGACGCCACGTGGGATCGTCAAGATCGGATCGGTCTCCTCAGCTGACATCCTTGAATGGTTCGATGAGAACGACGATCCCGTGAAGAAGCATTTTGCGGGATTGCGTCTTGTTGTCAAAAGCATCGTCAACCCAGACGGTTCGCGTGTCTCCGAGGGCCAGCGTGAGGCTGCGGTCTTGGCCCTATCCAAGCACGACTCGCTGGAGAACGGGCGGCTGTCCCATGCGTGCCTGGTGTTGAACGGATTGCGTGTGAAGACCGGTAAGGGAGCCTTGGTAAAAAACGACTTGAGCGAAACGCTGTCTGGCGTTTCGCCCACCGGCTCGCCCTCGCCACTGGCCACGTAAACGTCGATGCGATGCTGCGGTCAATTTCGTGGCTGCAGCTGACGGAGTGGATGGAATATGAACGGTTGGAACCGTTTGGAGACAAGCGGGGAGACTGGCAGGCCGCGTCGATCATCGCTGGAATTAGCAACGTGCTCTTGGCGTGTTTCCATTCGGATCAACGGTTCAAGGTGGCAGATTTCATGTTGAAGTTTGGTGGTACTGCAGCCCCGGAAGCGCCAACGGGAAAGTCCTGGCAAGAGATGAAGCTGATCGCGCAGATGATGACGGCCGCGTCGCAGGCGAAGAAAAGAAGGCGGTAACCCATGGCCGAGACTCTTGACATCGGAACCTTATCTGGTCGCATCGAACTCGAAGACCGGATGTCGAACATTCTGACGCTGACCGAAAAGGCGTTAGCGCAGTTCGAGGAAACGGAGAAGAAGGCCGGCGAAGGTGG